CCTAGACGAACCTAACCCTAACCTTAATGTATATGTATATGATAATGTATGTGACTATGTTATTAAGTTAGTTAATAATAAAAATAATATAATAATAAATAAATTACGCGAGCGCGCGTGTACGCGTGAAGAGATTTTTAATTGCTTTTATGAGAAATTCAAAGATTTAAAAGCGTATTATCCTCAATATAGAGAGATGATTGATGAATTCTTCAATTATATGACTGATATGGTGCTACAACCTAGAGACAGGTTTAAATATAAAAATACTGCTTTAAATCCAGAAGAAATATTTGTCATTATGTATGATGCGACTCCTGGTGATATAGCGAGTGATATCAATTCGCTATATAGACATGGAAGTGAGATTAGAGATGTAGAACAATATATTTGGGCATGTTTTATAAATACATTAGCGAAGAAATTACGGAAACAAAAGGAGGGGTGATAGTGAAATTTTTTGAAACATTAAGAAGATATCGGAAGAATGAAAGTGAACTTTGGTCGGTCATTCAGCGCATCAATGAAATGCGAGAGATTGCAGGATTTCCTCAAACTGGTGACATATCTACAATTAAAGTGCAGAAGTCAGGAGATTCTTCCACAATCGCGTACATAGCAAAGATTAATGAACTGTCTGAACTTCAAAAACGTCTTGAAGAATATTCGGACAATATACGTAGTGACCTTGAGAGATTTCTAGATAAAATTGAAAATCATTGGACAAGACAAGTTGTCGAGATGCGAATGATGTCTAAGAAAAGATGGTCATGGAAAGAGATTGCTGGAGTGACGTGCTACAGTGAGTCGAGCGTACGCAACTTTTATCGAGAGGGATTGAAGACTCTAGACAAGATGGAGTTATAGATGAAATTTCATTTATTATTTGAACAATCTGGAACTTTTAAAAATGTTTTGAAAGAGAACGGGCATGATGCTTTTGATTATGACATTCTCAACGAATATAGACAAACTGATTATCAAATTGACCTATTTGAGCAAATTGAGATAGAGTACGAAAATCTTATAGGGGGGGCAAGAATGATACCATATTTGCCAAAATGCATAAAGACGAAGATTTTATAATTGCATTCTTCCCCTGCACGCACTTTTGCGATGCTAATGAACTACAATATCGACTTTGGACTGGAGGTAAAAAATTACCATACGATGAGCAGAACGTGAAAAGACTTATTGCTCGAAACCGAGAAAGAGCAAGATACTTTGAACTGTATCTCAAATTCACATATATATGCCAAGCGAAAGGAATACCAACAATAATAGAAAATCCTGCAAGTAGTGGGAATAAAAATTATTTGGTGCAATTCTCGCCGATTGAAGTTGCTTGGCACGAGAAAGATAGGTCACTGTTTGGTGATAACTTTAAGAAGCCTACTAACTTCTTTGCTATAAATTTTAAAATGGAAGAAGACTTTATAATGTTTGATGTTAATCCAAATAAAGAGTCGATATATAAGGACAAGCACGGATGTAAGCAACGAAGTGAAATTACAAGACGATACGCAGAAAATTTTTATAAAAGATTTTTAAAGGAGAAATTATGTTAGATATTTATCAATATGAAACGGCAAGCAAAGAAGAATGTGAACTAGATTTGGCACAAATACTTGATTATCTGGACAAGTACCTTCAAGACCTAGTGAATTATGGCTTAGATGATGATGAACTGGTAGGACTTGAGAAAAAAGGCGAAAGAATAGTTGAAATTGCTAAAAGACTACAAGTCTTAGGAGAAGAAAATGACAACTAGCGAACTACACGAACTCTTGGATGATGAGAATAAGAAGATTTCGTTGAAAGAATTTAGAGAGATTTTACATCAATTGAAGAATGATTGCGGTGAAGAAATGTGCAAAAGCGATATATTGAATTGGGAATATCGGTATTACTGTGGTGAGCAAAACGCATTTTATATTGCTCTTGACCTAAGCGAGCATATTGAAGATAAACGAATTGTAGAGTTGGAAAAAGCTTTGGAATTGGCTTGTATTTGTTTAGGGAATATGTCCTATAAAAAGCAAACCAAAAAATCTTTACAAGATACAATAAATAGATTTAAAGAGCAGTCGAAAAAGGAGCTTGAGAATGAGTAGTTTTTATGAAAGATTAAAAAAAGGAGAAGTCATTTCTTGTACTGCTCACGATAGGATATTAGGTGGTAAAAATCCATGTGCGATAGTAGAAGATTTATATAAACAAATCCACGAATTGCAAGAGCAGTTGGAGAGGAAAGATTATACGATTAAGTGTGTAATTGATAGTTTACTAGATATTAACCAAGCGGAATGGTGTTCAATAGGTATATATGTCCCTAATTCAAAATGTGGTGGTTATTTTAGCGGTTGTATAGAAGATTGTTCATTATGTGCGGAAAAATATTATGAAAAATTATCCGAGCGAAAACTTGCAGAGATGAGAGGTGATAAATAATGAGTAGATGTGTAATATGCAATAAAGAACTATTAACTGGGGATATTGCTTGGGATTTAGGAATGTGCAATAAATGTTATAATAAACATATAGACCAAAATTTAGTGCAAAAAGATATACCTGTTGATTATAAATATCTATACAACAAAGCACTTGAACAAATATCCGACCTTCAAACAAAGGTTAATCAGAAACAAAAAGACATAGATGAAATAAACAAAGAGTTTGTACAAGCAGTAAAAGACTGGAAATCGTTAGTTCAAACTGAAAAACAAAAGGTCAAAGAGTTGGAAGAACTTGACAAAGTAACAAATAGCGATAGGCTTGTAGCATTAAGGTTGTATGAAGAAGAGAAAACTAAACGATGGAAATTTGAAAAACAACTCCAAGCCCAGCCAAAGCAGATTGTAGATGAGTTTAAGAAATTTATAAAAGGTTTTACTACTATTAATAATTGCTATATTTCGGCTCAAATGATTTATTCAGAGTTAGACAACATATTAAAAAAGTACGAGGAGAAGAACAATGCTGAAAATTAAAGAATTGAATGTGGGTGATGAAATGATTTATGTATTACCATTTTCAGAACACACAGGAATAACTGAAAAATTGGGGTGTGTAGCGGTGGTAAAAATCGCTAAGATTAGAAACGAAGATGTCTGCGAGTGTTATTTCACAAATGTTATTAGCGATAATAGCGGAAATAGGTTTTATGAATATATCCAAAAAAGCGAGCAAACTGCTAACTGTTCAATTAAATATTTATATAGGAGATAAGGACAAATGAAAGATTTTTATAGAGAATCCGAGCCATGGGTTGATAACAAAGAAGAATATCGCAGATTAAAGCGAGAAAAAGTGCTTGAAGTTATCAAACCTATTTGTGATGCATTTGGCATAACTGATTACGATTACATATATGGCGAACAACATGAAAGACTTGTTTTGGAAGGACAAGCGATTGGGTGTAGTTGTAATAGCATTGGTGCAACTGTTCAAGAATTGATAGGTTATATATTTGTAAAACAATATATGCCAGAAACATATTGGGCATTCAAAGTCCAAACAAAAAATCATATAAAAAGGCACTGGATAAAGGAGTAGCAAATGGTAAATGATAAAAAACCGCCGATAGGAGTAGCACCACATTGGCATATATATCAACAAAGAATAGAAGAATTATCATCCGCAATTTGTAGATGGGTAGAGTACACAAAAAATCAAAGTTCAGGCAATACAAGGGAAGTAGAGAATTATGACCTAATTGCAAACTGGGCTTATGAACTGATGGAAATGTGTAAATTGGAAAGTCAGTTATTAAAAAATGATAGGAGTAGCAAATGATATATGTCGATGAAAACAAGATACCAAAGACTTGTGCGGAGTGTGAACACTGCACAAAAGCTCACGAAGGCAAGTTTGGAATTCCATTTTGTAATGTGACACGCATGCCTATATACGACGGACAAGATGTCAAAGGCAGAGGGCATCATACTGATTCACTAAGCGATTTCGATTGTCCGCTCAAAACAATCCAATCCGTGCAAAACGAAAAGGCGGTGGATTTATTGAAAAAAGTCAAAGAAGACATTATATCGAGCGTGCCAATGAAAAGCATTGATGAAAATGATGGTATGAGAACTACTTATCAAATTGCAAAATACCAACACGAACAAATAGACAAACTCATAGCAGAGTTAAAAGGAGAGAAAAATGAAAAAGAAAATAATTAGTATTACATCTGTAATCGTACTTGTATTATTAGCAGTTATAGCTTTACTGCTTAGCGGTTGCTCGCAAGCTGATACCGTAAAGAATAACATTCAGAAAGGTGCTGATAGATTTGATGTCTATCGTAAAATCACATTCGTTAATCTGCAGACTGGAGTATTGCTTTATAGTGCCGAAGGATATTTCTCGTTGCAAACAACTGTAGACAATACATATCAAGGACAGCAGGAAATAGGACTAATATTCAAGACGAATAGAGATACCTACAAGATGGACTATTTCAGCATCAACAACAATGTAGCTTATGTTATTGAGCAAATTGAGAATACAAGCACTAATCCGTATCATTGGCAAATTATCTGGTATGTACCATTGCCAGAGATTACGCAAGGATAAAAGGATGGTGAGCAATGGCAATCCAAGTTACACAAGAACAAATGACTAAAATTTTAAGTAATTGTAAAAATGAAACTGATATCAAGATATCAAAAATCAATGTAAACCAAGAAACAAGGGGGAATAACATGAAAAACAAATTAACAGACTTAAATACCTATTTATTTGAACAATTAGAAAGACTTAACGATGATGACTTAACGGATGAAGAGTTAGAAAAGCAAATAAAGAAAACGCAAACAATCAACGCAGTTGCAACAACAATCGTAAAAAATGCTGATGTTATGCTAAAGGGTTCGCAATATTTGGCAAGCAGAGGAATTCAAGCGAATGATTATTCAACTGCTTTAATGCTTGGTGTAGGTGGTGATAACACACATAAAGAGGAAAATAAAACTGATGCAAATAAATAGGTACACACAAGAACAAAAAGATTTTGTTGTCAAAAATGTTGTGAATGCAGAGCAAACCTTAGTAGATATGTTCAATGCTGAGTTTGGCACAAATGTTTCAATCAGTAAACTGGAAAATCTAAAACATAGGTTAAAAATTAAAAGTGGGCTTGTTGGTGGTAGATTTAAAAAAGGACACAGCGCACACAACAAAGGCAAAAAGTGGGATGAATATATGTCTAAAGAAGGTCAAGTTAAAAGTTCCAAAACAACATTTAAAAAAGGGAACATCCCTCATAACCACCGCCCAGTTGGTAGCGAAAGACTATCCAAAGATGGATACATAGAGGTGAAAATCGCTGAGCCAAACAAATGGATAGGTAAACATCGCCTAGTTTGGGAACAAGCAAACGGTGAAATTCCTAAAGGATATAAGATGGCATTCTTAGACGGGGACAGACAAAATGTTCGCTTGGAAAATCTTACAATTTTGCCACTTAATGAACAACTGATTATGAATAGAAATAAATTGTTCACCGATAATGCCGAAGCTACTAAGACTGGGCTTTTAATATCTAAACTAATGCAAAAGAGTCGTGAGTTAGCGAAATCAAGGAGGACTAATGAGAGAAATTAAAATGAGTTGGATCGCCAAGCTGCAACACGCAACTATGCGATTATTCGCAGCCCAAGATGAAGATTATCCTGACGGACGAGCTGTAACTACGAACGAACGCGCAATTCAACACTGGCTAAGTAAAATGACAACAGATATTGACGAGCAACGCAAGATTCACGAGGTAGTGGAACGAAATAACTGGAACACGAAAGACTTGACTTATAAGCCAATCTGCGATGAATTAAGAGCATTAGGCTTTACGATATTGGAGGGAGTATGAGTTATGGAATATCAGTTGCGTTTAAGAAATGCAAAAAAGAAGAAATCTACGACAAACTCAAAGAATTCAAGCAATTGTTCACGAAGAGAGAGAATGCAGAGAAGATCATCAGCGATAATAGATTTTACTTTTCAAACTATGTGTACATGCATGAGAAACAAGCAGAAGCAAACATTATGAGAGTTGTGGATGGTTGGGTTAAACAAATATTTACATATAGATTTAGATATAGCGAAACTTTACAATGTCTATGCTTCGTATTAGCAAAAACGGATGTGGAAGAGATAAATAATTGGTTTGACAATTTCTCGTATTTCCAAAACAGCACCGATCAAGACTACGACTATGAGGATTGGAATGGAGTACCATACTTTGAAGAACAAGTGGAGAAAGTTAAAAATTTGAGTGCCGAAGGATTCAAAAAACTGTACATAAGTAAACATCCATATTGGGACGAGTGTGATGAAGAACATTTTGAAGACGATGATTATAACAGAAGATCACTTGTTTACACTTTATGTTATGCAGAAGTCGAAGATCTGTGGGGAGATAAAATAGCAATATCATTGTTATCAGACTTTGAAGAACTATATGATTATCGTGGTTATGTCAGGAGACTCATGCTAGAATTAGATAAACGATATGATGATGATCAATTTCATAAATTGTTTAGAGTGAGTGAAAAAGAATAATCGAAAAAGAATAATTAAAGGGGGATTAAATGTTAAGTGAAAAAGGGCTTGATGTAAAAAATAAGAAGTCTAAAAAAGGAGTGAATAAGATGGGTGGAATTGCAGACTTAAATAACTTCTTCAGTATTGAAATGTTCTATGAAGCCCAGAATATTGGTTTCAAAATGGGATATACTGCATTTTTAGCCGATGCAAAAAGATCTAACGTTAATAGAAATTAACAGTTTTTAACACTTTTTGACAGTTTTTAACAGGTATTAACAGTTAGAAAATGTGTTATGATATAATAGGCGAACGATACAACAAAGAAATAGTTTGCTAAGGGATTAGTTTTAAAAAAGCAAAAGGTACATCGAGTGATGTGCCTTTTTTGGTGTTCTGTGAGATACCCCTGCTCACGGAGGGAATCGCAAGCTAGGGCGATTAGATGGATTATGAACTAGCACAAGAGGGAGTTATGGAAGATAAAGAGTTGACCGCTAAACAAAGGGCATTTTGTTTGGAGTATCTCAAAGACTTTAATGGCACGCAAGCAGCGATACGCGCGGGGTATTCAAAACAATCGGCGAATGAGCAGGCTGCAAAGATGCTAGCAAAAGTTAGCATTCAAAATGAGATTGCAAGGCAGAATGCAAAAGTTGAAAAAACAAACATCATGACAATACAAGAAATCCAAGAGCGATTGACTGCGATTGCACGAGGCGAGAGTGACGAAGAGGTTATCGTTGTTGAAGGTACGGGAGACGGGTGTAGTCAAGCCAGGAATGTAAGCAAAAAAGCAAGCACTAAAGAGCAGGTAAAGGCGCTCGAGTTATTAGGTAAAGCTAATGCTATGTTTGTGGACAAAGTTGATGCCAACGTGAAGAACGAAAATCAAGAATTGCTAAAACAATATCTACAGGAGGTTCGAGATGGCAAACTCAATAGAAACTAAGAAACGTAGAGTTGAGAGAAAGTACTCGAAGCTAATTGATGCAACTATAACCGACATGAAAGACAAGTCAATGGGTGAGTTGTGGGAAGAGCTAGACAAACTTAAATCGCAAATGAAAGAAGACCTAGAACGCATAGGGGTGGTCTTTGAAAATCCGTGATATAATTTGGACTCCTAAGATGCAAGCAGTAATGCAGGACGAATCACAGATCCTATTGCTTACTGGCGCGACAGGTTGCTCAAAGTCATTGGTGGCGGGTCACAAGTTCGCCGATTGGCTATTGAATGCACCACGAGAAGAAACTCAATTTTATATCATTTGCGAGAACATGGGCACTGGCGTGCGTAATATTCTCCACAACAAAGATAGCTTTTACAATCTCTTTGATTTCTGTAGAGACCGATACATGTCGGCTAAAGAGGGTGGGATACAATTTACCTTTCATGGACTATACGGAGATAAGACAGTCTACATTGTTGGTGCGGATAATAAAAACGCATGGAGTAAAATACTCGGCTCAAATCCTGACGGTCTGTGGCTTGAAGAATTGTCGGTACTACACATTGACTGTATTCGAGAGGCGTTCGGTCGTGCACTGTCTAGACGTTGTAAACTTATAGGGACAACCAACGGAGGCTTGCCTACACAAGAATTTTACACAGAGTTTGTTAATCACGCAAAGGTTATGTATAGAGATACTGTACCAGCGATAGAGTTGGACGATATGATTGAGGACAAGCCCTACATGCACTACTACCATTTTAACATGGAAGATGATGCACCACACTTAACTGAAGACGAAAAGAATAAATTGAAAGAGCTCTATCCAGAGAGTTCTTTTTATTACTACTCAAAGATACTTGGATGTCGCGGATTTATTCAAGGTGCAGCATACGCACAGAACATGGATAAGAAGGTGCACTTAAGAGACTTTGAAGATATCAACTTAAGCGCATTACAAGAGATTTTGTTATCAATCGACGTTGGCTCAAACAAAGACGTTGCAAATACAAGCAAGGCATCTACAATAGCGACACTGATAGGGTTTTCTAAAGGGTATCAGAGAATAGTGCCACTTGAGTGTTGGAAGATACCAGCATATAGCCATGACGAAATAATAAGGCAATGCGAAGAAAAGATAGAGTGGTGGTGGGTCAGGTATATGCAGAAGTTTAAAAAGATTGTTATCGACTCTGCTGAAAGTATTTTAATAAACACATGGGCAGAGAAAAACAAATATTCCACCATACAAATCAAAGGCACTACTAAGCATGTAAAGGGGCAAATCGACTTAGTATCACGATGTCAACTAAAGCAACAGTTATTAATGCAGGAGCGCCTGATTTGGAGTTCGCATGCGATAGATTCGTACAATGCGCACACTCGAGTGTTGCTTGACGAGAATGGTGCCGAGTTGGATTTAAGCATCCAAGATAATGATATAGCAGATAGTTTAACTTACGCACTAACTGAAAATTGGAATTACATAACAAAACAAACAAAGAGGAGAAAGTATGTCTAGGATTAATATCATTAAAGGTAATATCAGAAATGTTGTTGACGAGGCTATGTTTGAGAAACTGTATAAGCCTAATGGGTGGCGGATAGACGATAGCATTGAAGAGCACACCAATGAAGATATAGCAATAGCAAAGACGAAAACTCAATTAGATAACATTGTGAGAATGAGGGATAAAAAACCTAAGCATTTTGACGATGGATTATTTTATAGCGATGTAAAAGAGGGAGAATAAATATGCCTAAATATAAATTTAACTTAAAAAACAAGAGGACGTTAGACACGATTAGATCGCCATTGATATATCAATTCAATTTAGCAAGAAATCTTGCATTACTGAGTAATGACCCTGCTGTGATTAGAGAGTTCTATCAAATTGAGGCGCCGAAACTCGTACCTGACCAGTGGTTACAAATGGAGATAACAGATAAGTTCATGGCACAATACATTTCAGGACAAGCATTTGCCTATTTTGGAATATGTCCTATGATAGTACAAGGTAAGGTTAATCTAGTTGCATCAAACGGGTTTAGTTGTAAGAGTGAGAATAAAGAGATAGACGAAAAACTTAACAAATTTAAGGACGAGGCTAATTTGGATGCGAAATTTGCAGAGGGAGTTTATTTAGAGAGTGGTTTGGGCGATGTACTTTATAGGTTGTCCTACGATGAAGATGTGAGCGATAAACCTATAATTGACGTTATAGAGCCACAATTCTTTGAGATTAACTATTCTAAGAAAACTATTAAATCATATGTCATAAAGTTGCCAGCAGAGGATGACCCATCTTATGAGTTAAGGGAGATACATTACAAAAATAATGAGGGATATGTTTGCATTGCTTATAGATTTTACAAAGATGATAAATATGTTGACCCAAGAGATAAACCTCTCATCAATGAATGCAAAACTCACTTTTCAAAAGATATTAATTTGAAAGAACGCACATTGCCGTTCAAAGACTTTATGCTTGTATTTAAGAAGAACGCAAACTCTAATCAGTTATATTGTGGAGAACGTGGTGTGCCAGACATACAAGGTTTAGATACCATTGAAGATGCACTAACAGAATCTATAAGTGATTTGATTGATGCAATTAGAAAAGGCGGTGTGCGAGAATATATAAGCGATGAGTTAATTCCTGAGGATGAAAATGGTCAACAATTAAAGATTAATTCATTTAACAAACGCATTATCACGACAAAAGGAAGTTCTAGTCCTGCTGACCCTACTCAATTGCATAAAGTTGTGCAGGGAGATATCAAGTGGGAGGCTTATACAAGGACTATTCAAAATCTTATGTCAGTGGCTATTAATAAGGCGGGTTTATCTCCTACCACAATAGGATTAACAGGGCTTGAGAGTATTAATAGTTCTGCGGAGAGTCAAGAGGCTAGAGAGAAAACAAGTCTGAGAACTCGAGAGTTGTCCTTGAGTTCATGGGAACATACATTGACAGAACTGCTCAATAAGTATCTGCAAATGTTGGATTACTTGGAAGATAAAGACATATTGGATTACACACCATTAATAAAGATACATTTTGACGATTATATCAGTCCGAGCGTTGAGAATATAACTGATGTCTTGTCTAGGCAGGTAATGGCTGGCATTAAATCACAGCGAAGCGCCATCAAGGAATTAAATGATGAGTTTAGTGATGAAGATGCCGAGAACGAATTAATGGATATCATGTCAGAGCGAGGTGCACCAGTCTTGCAAGGTGGCGGAACTGAGCCTGATGAAGATATGGAGAATAACACTCCTAAAAAGGTTAATTTAGAGAATAGCAACTCGTAATAAAAGGCTAATTGAAGTGTAGCACTTATCAAATGCTAATTTAGAGAATAGCACTCTTACAAAGGCTAAATAACTTAAATCAAAAGGAATGAGGAAATGATAAAGGAATTTAAGAAAGAACTTTCTAGAGTGTCGGGAGTAGACATGTTCAACCCGAAATACAGGGATATATTTAAAAAGTATTTTCCTAACGAGGTAAACGAGAATGAGACGAACGACAATGAGGAAGAGAGATTGACCGAAGTACTCGGTGAAGATGTTGTTGAGGAAACTAAGGAAAACGAAGTTGAGGAGACCTTAGAGAACGAAGATGACACTGAGACAACCTTAGAGGAAGTAGATGACACTGAGACCGAGGAAGAAACAAAGGAAGAGGTGGAGGAAGAAACAACCGAGGACAATCCGACAGAGGATGTGAAAGAGGAAATAGAAACTAAAGAAGATGAAGAGGTAAAGAGTAAGGAAGATACGAATACACAGTTGCTAGAGACGAAAGTTGAATTAGAACTAGTAAAGGCTGGTGTTCGTGACGATAGACTTGAGCCTGCTCGCAAGTTGTTTATGTCCGAAATAAAAGGTTTAGAGGATTTAGACAAACTTAAAGAGTTAATCAAGCAATATCCAGAATGGCTTAAAAAGACTAGGTCGGAGAGCAAGTCATTTGGAATGCCTCTTGATAACATGGGAGACGGATTGACCGCGGAAGAGCGTAAACTTCAGACAATGGGGATAGACCCTCGAGATTAAAATTTAGGTAGGATTTTTAGGACAAGATATTGTCCTTTTTTAATACCAAAATGAAGAAAATAAGGAGAAAAATAAAATGGCAGAAGTATTACCAAGTTCATTTAAATTTAATGCTACTGAGACAGTAGATTCAGTTTTTAGCAAACTATTAATTGCTAATCTTTTCAAAGACCAGACATTTAAGGCTGGCGTTACATTTACAGACAAATACAACGAGAGAGGCGGTCAAATATACGTTCGTAAACTTGGCAAGACCAAGGCGACCAAGAAAAACGCTACTCAAGCTGGAGGTCTTGACTTAACTCATACCGAGACTGCGGACAAATTGCTTTTAATCCAAAAGAAAGATGTTATCTCTCGCAGTGAGAAATGTTATGACCTAGTAGAGAGCCTTAGAGCAAGTGGTAAGAGCATTGATAAAGTGAGTGAAGTGATTGAAGAGTTCAAGGAAGGATGCCAAGAACTATACATGAGCTACTTACTTGCAGAGCCAGTAGATAACGATGCAGTAGTTATGAGTGGTGCTACTCGTAGTGCCAATACCGTTGCATCAACAACTCTTGATGAGTTAGTTGCATCTATCTTGGCAGACAAGAAGGTAATTAGAACTAAGGGCGGTAAGGCTGACACAGTTATTATCAACCCTGACATGGAGAACTTGTTCCTTGCAAGTGCACTCAAGGCTGGCAATGCGTTCGTTCCTGAGACTAATGAGGAATGGCTCAAGAGTGGTAAGATTGGTAAGCTCTATGGCATGAACGTATTCTCATCTAACCTAATCGGTGACGAAAACGAGGGTACTGCAGCTAATACTGAGTACATCATCTACGACCACGAAACGTTCGCGCTAGCTTGCGATATCGAGGGTCTTCGTATGGTCAACGCTATTGATTTCTTCGGCTCATACGCACAGATTGAGTCTTTGAATGGTGGCGGTGTGGCAAACCCTGATCTTGCTATTGCAAAGGTTGTAGCACCAGTGGTTGCACAGGCCAAAACAACTTCTAAGAAATCTACAGTAGTAGAGGAATAAAACGAAATAGAGATATAAACAAAACACCTTTCATGCGAGAGGTGTTTTTCATGTTGGGGTAGTTGGTATGTCGATAGTTCGAATCTATCCCCTGGCACTAATAGGAGAAATAAATGAGAGAAGACACCAAGCAGGTTGTTGAGGTCGAATTTCCAGGCGGAGGCAAGACCTATTCATATATAGGCAGTGGAAACCTAAGAGTTGGGCAGAAGATAAACAACGCACCAGTTAATCACTACAGGTCGGGCAAGCCTTACACTGCACCCGTCACAGTTGTGGCAACACACCAAGTAGCAGGTGTAGAAGTTGGAGACACGAAAGGTGTATCAAATGGTCGCGTTCATTCAATCCCTACAGGACTTAAGTATTTACCTGGAGCAAGGGAGTATCAACAAGACAGGACGATAGATATACGAGGAGAAGAAATGAATGTATCCGAGTATATGTCTGAGTTTAGTAGCGATGCAGCTCAGAGATTATTAAGTCGAAACACAAATGTAGATACCAGTAGAGCAACACAAAGATTATTAGGAGGAAGAGCATAGTGAATTGGGAAGAAAACAAACACCCACGAGATAATGATGGCAAATTTACGAGTGGTGGCGGAACACCTGCGGAGCACAAGAGATTGAAAGAGATGGGAATTGAGGGCAACGATAATGTAGATAAGTCTAAGGATATTAGCAATAGCAATAATAAAACAAACCAAGTCCGTAGATTGATTGATGTATTAAAAAAAGTCAAAACTGTTAAAATCAAACAAATACATGATTATATAAAAAAACTAAACCCTATTTCATTAAAGATGAATGGAGATGAAATTATCGCAGAATTTGATAGATATACAGCAAATAAAAACATCTTTGGTCATGGAAAGTCGGATACTGATGGATATAATTATAAAATTTCAAATCCAAATGAGATACCAAATATGATTAAGGATTCTAACTACTCATATAGCAAAAACGAAACAGGTAAACCAACTCCGCAACACAAAGGTGTAAAGCAATGGCATTATTTTAAAAAAGAATTAAATACAGAGAAAGGGACTTTTAATGTGGTAGTGAACATTCGAGACAAAGGTCAAGATAAGTTTGTTTATGAAATTGCTTTGAAACGAAAAAAAACTTAAGGTCACCTGAACACGAAGTTCTACCTTAAGTTTCATTACTATTATTATACTCAATTTAATAAAAAAATCAATAGATTTTGCAAAAATAAAGGAGAAATTATGAAAAAATCTGATATTCCATTCTACAATGACCCAGAAGATTTCGAGAATGGAGACAACAAATATCCATGCGACACTCAGTACATGGTGTATAACCCACTATTGCATAGATATTACCTCACGGCTGAGGGCTTAAGACTACATGGAGTGGAAATAGAGCGATATTATACAACTGTTAATGCAAATAAGGTTAATGAACTAATCGAAAAGACAAGCAAGAAAGTTTACGACTACATTCAATACAAGGCAGGCAAGGGGTGTTATCAGGTGCAGATGTATCGCATTGCTACAGCACCTACAACAATCTACCCAGACCAGTATTATATGCGTAAGCAGTTTGAAGAGGCATTGGCTTATCAGGCAAAATACATATGCGAGAGCGGTGATACTGCTCAATACTCGCAATATGCAATGGAGAAAGGTGGGAACAGCACAATAAAACCTCAAGATAATTATCGGGATACGACAGACATGGCGCCTGAGACAATACGAATACTTGAGACGCTAGGCTTGAATAGGTGGTTTAACATTATACCTCAGTATCGGCTTGACTTGAGTAAGTATTAGGAGGTGCTATAAGATGTTAAGTAAATATAGGATAGAGAAGAGACTACCATTTGGCTTTACAGGGCAGTGGGGTCTCTTGTTTAAACCATTCGACTACGACATGGTAGATGTGGACAATGAGAAAATTACTTATAACAAGAGGGATTATGTTGAGATAGGTATGAGCCTCCAACTTAAACGATTGGATGACATGGAGGCAAAAGCGAAAATAGGCTTAGGCTCATCGGCATCAAGCAACAAGATCGCGGTAGAGACAACAGATGCTTATTTGGATGATGAAACGCGAGAGTTTGAGTGCATAGTTAAGATAGACGACATCATAAGGGCGTTCAATAGATGGTGGGTGGTGGCGGATATCCACTATAAGAGTATGTATACACCGAATGAGCAAAAGTTCTTTTATATAACGTTGGAAAATTTAAGTAAGGAGGATGTAAATGTTAAGGAATGATAGAGTAGCAGATTTGCTAGAAGAGTGTTTTAACGAGGTTGGTAAGGAGTATGACGAAGAGTTTGCAATGTTCGATGGAGCGATGGATTATTCTCTTGTAAGAGGTTGCAAGGTTGTAGGTGTGTTGACGGAGCGGGGCGGAACAGTAAGACCGATAATGAATTACGTCAATACAACTTGTAATTATGACTTAGATATTGAATTATCTGTGCAATTCGGTTTTGGGCGAATAAAGACACTGAATGAGATTGTTAATAAGGTTATAGAGCGATTGAATGGTGTTCCGTTGGACTTGGACGGCGGTAGAATTATCCTAACGTTCCAACAGCAGAACACAAGCAATTACGAAACACGGCGACCGATACTGGGGAAATCTGTAATACCAAAGATTTCGTTTACTGTGGAATACTCGAAGAAACAAGAGGGGTTGCGTTACGAGATGGCGCTCATTGACACGCCTTTTGACATTAGCTCTCAAGATACGAGATATTTTGGCAGTCAAGCAGAGCAGCAAGAGTATTACCTAAACAAGATTAACGAGCAGGGTGTACCTTTCTGCGAGCTTATGACGCCTAATATCAATAGTTTGCTATTGCAACGACAGATGTACATCAATGACTTGAGGTACTATCCTGAGGGGACGGAAAAGGTCAAGGAACTCAACGGGATACTGACGAAGAATTATGCTATCATACGAGCAATGGATGGAGAGACGGCGGTCAGTTATTACTATTATGGTGTGCAAGGTGCCAATGTGGGCGCGAACAATCAGGCAGTGTTCGATTTGAAGATGGATACAGTGCAGACGTATTACTTCAATCCTGACATTGAGTTTGGCGATTGCTTGATTACTAAGGCGCATCTTAATAGGTGGGTTGACAATGGCGATGGTACAGTGTCATTCGATGGTAGTGTAGATAGTAAGCTGTTTGAGAGGGAAAATATACATAATGTCGCCAAGAGGTTAGTGAATCGTAAGAGACTTAATCCATATTGGCAATATTCTAGTGATATATCGGAATTGTTAGATGAGATAATACAGGGATGGATATATGTCTTTGTTGATAGTACACATAATTTTAATCTTAAGACCTTGGTCTCGTCAGGGCAATCATCGTCCATACAAACAAATTTTCACGCATGTGAGTATCAAGTTTACGATACGCCTTACGATGCGAATTTTGGAAAAACATCTATTCCAAATCAACTTGCAGTATTAGCTGTACCGATTTACAAATCTCCACAAAAACAAATACGTTTTCATATAATAAGCAGTTCTACAGGAAAAGATTATGGAATATATAACATGGATTACAACGATGCAATACCTATGTTATTTAGTGATAATGTTGACGAAGAGTCTACTGGAAATAGTTATCAATACATGTACCAGATGAAATATTCAACTATTCCTCCATTTGATAATCTTCCACCATATATCATTGACGATAATGGTATTATATTCACATTTGATACTGTTTATAGCGGAGAGGCTGTTGCCAGCTCTAGTGTCGCGTCAAATTTATCACTGTATTCTTCTGCTGCTGGTGCTGTTTATATAAATTTAACATACCAACCATCTTCGCATAGGCTTCAAGCATTCCTAGAAAACATATTTACATTTAATAAGACCGATATTATAAATTCTAATAAAGATCCTAAATTTAATCCAAAGCTATTAGGGGAAGACTACAGGAGCTTGTCGCTAAGTAATGAATTGGCAGAAAGGTTTGATTATGACATTCAGAAATTAAATCAGGAATCATTGCCGATATACTTATATGAAAGCATTACTCCAGATATTAACAAACAGTATTTAGCTATAGAGCCCAATGGAAAGGGTGTGTATTCTGTATCTCTTAAAGAAATGCTATTTGGACTAGTTAGTAGTAATGATAACTCATTAGGGTTTATATCAAGCTCATACCAAGACATGTTGGCACACCAAAAAAACTACTTTATACAAAATGATGTTAACAGGAAGATGGGTCTTGCTGGAAGTATGGTTAGCAATGTGACGAATGCCTTAAGTGGTAATGTGGTGGGCGCAGCTACGGGTCAATTTGGCGCATTAATGAACTTCGCTCAAAATTCTATTAACCAGGATTTAACTATTGATAACATAAAAAATGCACCAAACAATGTGGTTGCGGCTAAGGGTAATATATTTTTTGAAAATATGTATACGAGGTCGGGATACTATCTAGAAGAGTGGGATATTTTGCCTCATGAAAAGAATATTGTCAATGATTATATGTGCTTATATGGATTTACGATTAATTTAGTTGATAATATAAAGAACTATGATAACATTCGTAAATATTATAATTTCATACGGGCTAGCATTGATAATATCAACGGAATAAGTATATCGGATAATATTCGTAATGATATGCGGCAAAGATTTGCGGAAGGATTAAGATTTTGGAACATGGATAATATTAGTTATAAAAAAGAGAATTATGAAAAATGGTTAGAGGATTAATCTCTAGCCATTTTATTTGAAATACACAATTTCGTAAGATGTGGGTTTTATTGCGTAATGGATTCTGTCTCCAGTGATAATGTCTAAAGTATTATCATTAAGAATTTTTACATAGACGTATCTTTCTTCTATAGCGGCAATTTTCAAAGAATAACATCTGTTAGTGGGAAGAAAAGATTTATACATTTTCCCAGCGGTGTATGGGTATTTTTTATCTGGAGACATTGTAATATCTCTATAACTTCCATCAAAAGGACAATCTTCGTAGTTGAGTTGCACATATTCATCATAAGTTATTACTTTAACGTCATCATATTCTATCTTAAAATACGAATGTAAAGTTGTCGTAGAAGAGCTTGCTCCATTATACTTTATACTACACACAGCAGTATATCCCTGTTTTGCATACTTTTCAACTTCGCTTTCATTGCATCCAGCAAAAATAAAACAACTAGATAGGACTAACAAACAACAAACAAGGGTTAATCTTAATTTTTTCATATTATCACACCTCGATTACAAGCAATATACCAAAAAACAATCAATTAATCAATAGAAAGGAGAAAAAATGATTAAAAAACTTAGCACAATCAGAGTAAAACTCACTACTGACGGCACTTTAAGCCTTGTAGAGTGCCCAGTAAAACTACACAAGGACATCTATAAGTTCGTAAAGTTGTCCTGTATAGTGCCAGAGACGGAACAAACAACGGACAATGCTCTAGTAAAGGTCTATGCGAGCAAATATAGCACTAGTGGCGATAGAGTGTGGAGCTCGCAAACATATAATTTACCACTAAATAAGCTACTAACAATAGACGGATTCGCCTATAGAGAGTTTAAGGACTATTTCCCTAAGGAATTATGCGAACAAGACGGAGACATAACAATAACATTTGCATATATGGACACTGATGGTAGTGGAAATCTCGTAGACATTCTACCAAGCGCCAACCTTAATCTGTACATAGATGGACAAGGCTTTAATGCTAACGGCGTCAAGATATCAAACTATGATGAAACCGCTGCAAAGGTCAATGAACACTCAATTATTTTAACTAAAAAGCAAGACAAACAAGACGATACATTAGAGACCCAAAATAAGACTGTAGTAGGCGCGATAAACGAAAATAAAGCACGCATTGATAAGAATGTCGAGGACATTGAAAACAACGCGCAGAGTGGCGAAAAACTCGCTCAGCGAGTGATAAATATAGAGAGTTCGTATGTCTCTCATGCAGAGAAACAAAATCTTACAGAAGAGCAGAAGAAACAAGCTAGGGAGAACATAGGAGCGATAAGTTCTGCGGTAGATTCTGAAGATATTGGCACATCCATTGACCTAGAGATAGACAATACTACTTATGTAATGACAATAAAACTACTGAACTATAAAGATGATACATTATCCACAAAAAGTATTGACCTACCACTTGAGACAATGGTAGTAAGTGGGAGATATGACGAGGACACAAAAGAGGTCGTATTAACCTTGCAGAGCGGGGACGAAGTGCGATTTAGTGTTGCAGATTTAGTTCAAGGGCTTGTATCTCAAACTCAATTAAACGAGGCTCAAGAGACAGCAACACGCAATGCTATTAGTAATCATATAGCACTCGGTGTTAATGGTGTTATAGAGGCAGGAAGAGTGGTGTTCACGGTGCAAGATGCAGATAGTTATATGCCTTATAGAACTAACTTGCGTGAGTTCTTTATTAATGCACATCTGCCAGTTGTCGTGCCTACATTCCAATCACTTGACCCAACATTGCCAGTAGCAATAACTTTCGGTGATACAACGTACTATTTGTATAATTATCTACTTGGTGCAGATAATCCGCTTACTACTGGCGATTTGATGAGTGTAGCAACTTACAATCAGGCGACGGGTTATTTCTTTAATTTCAAGGCAACATTCTTCGAGAATAGCGACCTAGTCGGATTTGCAGTAATCCCACCAGCAGTAATTGCCTCACAGATTGAACATATTATTGACGATACTGACACAGTAGTAACTGACCTTACAGCCGATGGAACTAAACTCTCTATTCATTTAAGTGCGGATGTCGTGAATAAATTAGCGAGAGTATTGGTATTGCCAATGTCCAATCCGCCTCATACAGAATTGGTAGGAATTGACCAAAGTGGTATGCAGGCAATGGTAGATATAGGCACAGGTTTGAAGATAGAGAATGGAACTCTTCAGGTCGGTAATAATGTACCGTTTGTCTCTTATGCAGAGTCTCAAAACCTTACCGATGAGCAAAAGGCTGTCGCTAGGTCAAATATAGGTGCAGGGGATGCGTCATTTAGTGGAAAACTGGCAGATGCGATTCCAGATGATGAGCACACTACTGTGACTGTTGCCGAGAAAGAGCAGATTACTACCAATGCACAAAATATACAGAGTCTTAATAGTCAGGTATCAAATAAAGTGTCAAAGTCGGGGGATACAATTAATGGAAGCATAATTGTAACGGGTAATGTCACTGCAGGTAATATCACAACAGGTGCATTGAAAACGATGTCTCCAATAGCAACTGAAGAGCAGGTATATGTTCTAGTAACTGATGCTCAGGGTAATGTGTCCAAACGTACTCTCGCAGATTTGCTTTCAGATATTGGCGGGGCATCTAGTGACGACATATCAAAAATAGTTGACAATACTACAAGGATAAAAAACTCTTCTGGCGGATTTGTGGGAGGACTTTCAGCAATGACGACTACTGGAGGCTCTGTGGGATATAATGCTAGATCAACTACAGGCTTTGCAGGTGGTAATAATGCGCGTACTGAGACTGGTGGGGCTATAGGAGAACAGACTAGAGCGGGTGCAGGTTTTGCAGGAGGCTATAGGGCACGTACGATACTTGAAGATGGAACTCTTATAGATGCCGTACAACTAGGAACGGGTTCTAATCGAAATCCAAAGACTGTTCAATTTTATGATGACACTATCTATGATGCAAATACACATAAATTAGGAGAGGCATTAAGTCTTGCTTCTATTCCAATCAATACGCTTATATTAAGGTCGGATAATGTAAGTCCAGCGAGTTATTACGGTGGTGTATGGGAACGAGTGTACAATGGAGAGCCTGGAGGGTCTTTATGGTTAACTGATGAGGCTGGGACATTATATCAGGTTGGTGAATGGAGCGAAGAGGGATTACCTAATATTACAGGAAGTCTAGAGAATAGACAATATGGGACGGCATCCACAGGTAGTGCATTCTTTCATCCAGTTGGAGCGCTTAATTACAATGTTACAGGTGGAACTGAAACTTATAATACAACTTACAATACGACGAGTGCTTCTAGAAAGACATCTTTGATGACATTTGATGCTAGTTCATCTAATCCTATTTATGGTAGAACAGGATATGTCAAAACTTATTCTTATGGTGTTGCTCTATGGAGAAGAATTGCGTAGAGGAGGAGAGATATGAAAATATATAATAAAGAAAAAACACAAATACTTGAAAACCCTAATTTAGAGAAAGGGTCTATTAATATTGATAAATTATTTATCAAACATCATGATATAATTCCTTTTACTCCTGAGAAATCTATAGAATCTCAGATTTGGGAGTATAAGTCTCAAGGTAAGAAAGTTGTTGAAATAAATAATATCAAATATCTTGTTTTGGATAATTACAGTAGTGGTGGTATGGATATTAAAGAAATTAAGACAATTCCTGCTATTGCTGAAGTACCTGCATGGGATGAATACGAAGATATTTATGTATATATCCCTTATACCGAACAGGAACTAAAGGCTATTGAATATCAAAATAAGATAAATGATTTAAAGCAAAATCTATCCAGTACAGATTATCAAGCGATTAAGTATGCTGAGGGTCAAATGACAGAGAGCGAATACTCGGCAATAAAATCACAACGTCAAGCATGGCGAGACGAGATTAATCAATTAGAAGAAAATATAGCAAGCAATAAGGGGGAAGTATGAAATTAATATTAAAAGACAACCGAGGGATATTTGATACAAAAACTATAACAAATAATAAAAGAGCGGTAATTGAGGTTGAACATGATTATCGCTTTTTTAATATTTACGCAAGCATAATATCGAACGATAGCAATGTTTCGCATCTGGTGAAAATTGTTGACGATACTCTTATTATCGAAAAAGATTTGTTGATGTGCGGAAAACTCTATATAAAAATAAAGATTATGACAAGGGATAATCAGGTGGTGAAAGTAATTCCTTGCGATAGTTTGACTATAAGAGAGGCAAATAAAGATATTGAGTTAATTCCACAAGTTGTAGAACTTGAAGAGCAGGTTGATAACCTAAAACGTTCAGTCAATAAAATGCTCAAAGTTGTCAACGCAATGTGTAATATCAATATCGTCTTAAATCAGGATGGAAGTATAAGAGGAGAAAATGTATGAATGAAACATTAATAACTATATTTGAGTATTTTCAGGTGAACTGGTACAAAATTTTGTTGGTTTTAACAACACCAATCATTGGAGGATTGTCTGCATGGCAGATATTTGCGTTCTTCATAAAGTTAGTAAAAAATAACACAGCCAAAAAGTATTTTCAGCCGTTAAAGGAAAATTATAACGAAATTAAGGTGTTGTATAATGATTTATCCACACAAATGCTCGATATATTTAACAAACTAAAAGAAGAAAATGTTGACACAATCAAGCGAGTGATTGCTGAATTTATGGCATCGTACGAGTCTGTTAAACAGCAGATATATAATGATATAGTCAATAGCGAGGAAATAAAGGTAGATAATCAACCTCAAATAGACTTGATTTTGGAAACAAAAGAGGAAACCACTGGTGAAGAAATGATTGTAGATAATCCCTCACAAATAGACATAGTTGAAACCGTAGCAGTCTCACAGGAGCCAGTAGAAGAGGGTGAATTGCTATGAAAATAATAAAAAAAATATTAGGTATAGATGAAGATTTGTCAAAAACGGCAAATCTTTTCTTATTCCTATTCAGATTATTTTCTTATGTTATTCCTTTGTTGATAGTTATTTGGTGTTTTGTTATTGAGAACATTATTAATAAGGAAGTGACGATTTGGGCTAAAATAGGGTGTGCGGGTATTGTAGCATTAGTTATTGTATTCTTGTTTGCCATTCATTTTATCAAAAAGCACTTTAATAAGAAACTATCCAAACTTACAGATAAGATTATAATGTGTACGGACGAAAGCAAAAAACTTGTATATATAAAGAAAAAACGAAAGGTGGAGATGTGGCAAGAATTATTTGGTAATATTTGCATTATCATTCCATTCGCAGTACTTTTGGCACTTATTAATATGATAGAAACTCAAATGCTTTCATTACGGGGTATATTCTTCTTTGTTGTTATATCAATGATTGTAGGCTTTGTATTCAACATTGCGCTACATATTCAAAGGGAGAAAGATTATGAAAATAAATCAAAGAACAATTAAAAAATTTACTCAGTATTCTTTTGTGGTACTTTCATTCTTGGCGGTTATTTTATACGATATCTTAAGAATGGGTGGAACGATGGAGTTCATTACAGATGCTAAGTATTGGATGCTTATAGCAATCAATCTAGTGCTTATTATCGTGATAATGATAACTTTACGTTCAATACATAAGAACACGCTAATATGTCAATCTATTGCTATTCAAAACAACCTAGCATTTATCGATAGGGCAAGAAGAGTGATTATCGGCAATGCTTACTCAAAGCAGTTAACTACATACCTTGAGAAAGTTAATGAGGAGAATAAATATCAGGCATATATAAGAAAGATAACAAAGAGACTGTACGCAATAGACAAGTGCAAATTCATCAAGGAATCTAAGAGAGAAGAACTAAAAAAGAAATACGAGGCTTTACTTGAGACTCCGAGAGAAGAAGTATTAAAACTATTTGTGAGATACAAGAAAGTTACGAGAACTGGCTTGTTTGCAGATGTTGATGGTAAAGTAATTACTGAGGATGAGTATGATATTTCTCCACACGAAGTAAGAGATGTTGCTCAAATGGTAGGAGTCAAGGCAGTACTTGTCATTCTGTTCGCATCGTTCACTGGCACAATGACTATTCAATTCTTGTGGCAGGGTTGGGAGGCGATTGCTAGCGTGGTATTCAAGTTGATATCTCTTGTATTTGCGTGCAACTGTGCTTTAAAACAAGCTGAGGATTTTGTTAATTATAATGTAAGCCAGGCATTGAATAATAGAATAGATATTTTGTCGAATTTTGTAAATGCAGATGATATACTAAAAAAGAAAATGATATCTCTACGCACACAAGAGGAGAAAAAGAACGACAATTCTATAATTACAGATGAAGATAAAGATATCCATAGAGAAGAAATAAAAAGGAGCGATTAAGTTCGCTCTTTTTTATAAAATTGTGACATATATATTTACAAACAAGATACAATTATGTTATACTACACGAAACGGAGACAAAAATGAGGGTAGATTGGAATCAAATAATTTGCAATGAGTTAAAAACGCATATAACACGTCTTGAAAGTGAGTTGGATGCAGATGTGTTATCATATTATGGAGTGCTACAGCCTGGAGTTGACAGACTGTTTAGAGATGTAATCGAAGATCTTAAAACTGAAGATCAAAAGAGAGATGTGATATATGTAATTTTAACCACACCTGGAGGAAGTGCAGAGACTGTGCAAATATTGGTAAATGTATTAAGACATCATTATAAAGAGGTAAATTTTATTATTCCTCAATATGCCTATAGTGCGGGTACTATTTTATGTATGAGTGGTGATAATATATACATGGACTATTTTAGCCAGTTAGGACCTATAGACCCTCAAGTACAATCTAAAGATGGTAAATTTGTACCAGCGTTGGGGTATTTAGACAAAGTGGAAGAATTATTAGATAAAGCAAAAAAAGGAACTTTAACTGACGCTGAGTTTGTGATTTTAAAAAACTTAGATTTGGCAGAACTGAGATGGTATGAACAGGCTAAAAATTTAACTATAGATTTAATTAAAGAGTGGTTGACTAAATACAAATTTAAAAATTGGAATACTCATAAATCCAATAATTCTTGTGTAACTCTTGAAGATAAAGAAAAAAGAGCGACGGAAATAGCGGGTAAACTTGCAGATTCAAAAAAGTGGTGCTCACATTCTAGACCAATAGATATTAATCAGTTAAGAGAAATGAAATTAAAAATAGAGGATTTGTCGGGTTGCCCATTTAACAATGCAATCCAAGTGTTTGATTCATTACAAAATGATTATATCACAAAAAATGGTCGTAGACTTTTATGTTGTACAAGGAGGGTAGTTGTTCAATGAAAATAGAACGTAAAATTAAGCGCGTTATTGAAAATATGCCAAAAAGTGACAAAATAAGACATTATGATAAAATTTATAAAAACAATATAGAAACTAGCAAAGAAAGTAATTTGCCGAGCCTAGATAAGAGACATGTATCGGATGATCTTAAGAATTTAAAATATTTAACTTCCGAAGGAAATAATTTGTCAACTAATTTAAGAATTCTACAACGATAAATTGTAATAATAGAACACAGAAACAAAAAAGCACAATATAATGTGCTTTTTTTGGAGCTGATAACGGGATTCGAACCCGTGACCTCGTCCTTACCAAGGACGTGCTCTACCTACTGAGCCATATCAGCATATAGGGATTTCTCCCTAAAATAATTAAATTTGATGCAAAATGTGTTCACACATCGTTCACACTTTTGATTTTGGGTAAATTTTGATTTCATAAACCATATATTTTATAGAGGTTTTTAAAGGGTTAAATACGTAAGCACCAAGTTTTACCAAAAAAACATATTATGATTAGATTAGGTGCAAAATGCCTAAAAGTGCTTAAAAATAGTATGTTTTATATGTGTTTTAGTTGTAAATAGTTTAATAAAATTATATAAAATTTATTCTGCGTTCACACTTTCGTTCACACATGTTCACACTTTTTTGTGTTTAACGGGTTTATTTTTTCAGATATGACATTCATAGCATCTCGCGCTTTATCAATAGAGAAATGAGTGTATACATTGTTAGTTGTTTTTACACTTGAATGTCCGAGCATCTTACTTCTTGTGACGTCATCAATGCCCATTTCATAGCCTAATTGATTGAAGCAATGACGTAGGTCGTGTAATCTCATTGTAATGCCGAATTTTGCCTTTACAACGTCGTGAAACGCATGAGTGAGATATGATGGGTTTGTTGGTGTATCGCCAGTAAATACATTTGCACACACATAGGGACTATCTAGACCAGCATTCATTTTCTTGTGTTCTAGTAGTTCGCGCTCAAGGAACTCGCTCATTACAATCAAACGTTTTGATGATTGAGTCTTAAGACTTTTAGATTCAATTATTTTGTTATTTGCTGTTGTGCGGTTGTTGTCTAGACGTATGGTATGATTTTCAAAATCTACGTTTTCCCATTTTAGCCCACAACTCTCACCGCGCCTAGTACCCATTGTCGCTATTAATATAGGTATATATAAATTATAATACTCGGTTTTAAAATAAGATAAGATTTCCGATATCTGAGTAGGTGAGAGTAGAGTAGGCTCAAAGACCTCATCGTCCTTTTTTAGTTCGACTTGCTTTACCTTATTGTATTCAAGTTTGTCGTGATTGACTGCCCAATTAAGTACTGCAGTAATGTATCTATAGTAGCGCAAGATAGTACCCTCTCTAGGCAATTTGCCAGTGTTTGGGTTTGGTGTTTTTTCAAGTTTGTTTACAAATGTCTGTACGGCATTGGTGTCAATTCTTTTTGCTTGGACATTGCCGAAGTAGTCTAATACTTTCTGTCTAATATATTGCTGGCTTTCTTTTGTTGTTTCTTTCATATTTTTGTCATGAACTTCGTGGTACATTTTATCAAGTTGGGCAAAAGTGTAATCAATGAAACAATCTTCGCCAATAGAAAGAGCATCTTCTTTAGCAAGCGCCCATTGTTTAGCAACTGCCACAGTATTTATATTACATTTCTGTGCTGTCTTTCGTTTACCGAACATATCTTTATGTCTTGCCCAAACACGCACCTTATATTTGCCGTTTGGCTGTTTTTCGATTTTAATTGCCATAGTATCCTCCTATTTTCAGTTTGATCGCTCTATGACATTTATCATATTTAAGCGTTATTGTTAAACTTTTTTAATAATAAATTATATTCCCTATCAGTTAGTTCTTTAAATTTTTTTGAAGTTTTATAATATTGACTTAACATCTGTCTTTTCCAATAATCTAAAGCATAATTCACTCCAGCCTTGAGATATACTTTAGCAGCCCTTAATCCAACACTCATTTCTTCAAATTTCTTTTTTTGATTAAATTCAATCATATTTTGAGTTACAATATTATTATCAACTTTGTTTATGATTTCTTCCCAAGTTGTATCAGGGGGAAGATATGGATAAGTGTCCCAAAAACAATTTTGAGATAATGTGTGTTCATATTCATAATTTTGTGCTGCTTTTAGATATTCTTTTTTTTGGAAGTATATATCGGCAACTCTCCGATATATATAATAATCTTTGTTGGAAATATTTTTTTTGAAAGATATTTTTCGTAGTAGAAAAGTCGTTTATTCAATTTTGTGTCTTTAGTAAAACCATCGTAGAATAGAGCGGCGTGCCCAGCGACTAGATAATATTCAACGTCATCTGATAATTCATGTTCTTTTTGAAATATAATATCAACTAGAATCCTTAAATCTTCCGTGTTGTCATCTTCTCTTTTTGTAAGTATGTTCCATTGTTCCAAGAGATATTTTCCATTAATTTTCATAATATATTACCTTACTATACTTTGAAAGGCTACTGCTTTACCTAGAATCTTTATATCTTTGTTATCTTTTTTGTTATAAATAAATGGTGCATATTTTGAATTTGCGGACATAAGAGTTAAAGTTTCTGTTTGTTTGTCGTAGAAAACTCTTTTTAAAGTAGCCTCATTATCTATCAGCACCGCTGCAATTTCTCCATTGTCTACTATATCTTGTTTCTTTATAAATACTAAATCTCCGTCATTTATTCTACATTCAATCATAGAATCGCCTTTTGCCCACAACGCAAAGTCGGCATTTATGTTATTTATTGCATCTGCATAACATTCTAATTGCTCGTTGGCAAAAATAGGTTCGCCACATGCTATGTTTCCTAAAATAGGGATGTTTACTTTTTTTATTGTTTGTAAGTTAACTATATTAGATATATGTGTTGAGTCATCCCTATTCATAAGATAATCTATAGAGACATTAAAAATTTCAGCGATTTTAGACAGTGTTTGCAAGTCAGGTTCGCTATTTTCTGCTTCATACATTGCTATAGTAGACCTTGCAACTCCAACTTTCTCAGCTAGTTTGCTTTGAGTGAATCCATGCTGCAATCGCAGTTCCTTTAATTTTAACATTGTTACACCTCATAATAATTATGTCAAAGTTATTGACATTTTTCAAGATTTTTTGAAAAATATTTGTCAAAATGCTTGACATTATAATTTTAATCTATTAGAATATGTCAAGAAATTTGACAAAAGGAGGCTTAAATGAATATTAAAAAATACAGAGTGTCTAGGAACTTGACTCAAATTGAGTTGGCTCAAAAGCTCGGTGTTGAAAGAACAACATTGTCAATGTGGGAGAGTAACAAATCAAATCCCAAGCCAGATATGTTAAAGCGATTAGCCGAAGCTCTAGATTGTACAGTAGACGAATTGCTAAAAAACACAGGTTAGGAGGGAATATGACTGCAAGTCAAATATTAGCGATAATATCAATTTGCTTAGCATTAGTAAGTTTGGGATTGTCAATTCACTTAAGGAACAAATAATGCGATGAACGAAATTATTATCGCTATAGAACTAATTAGATAATTCAAAATAGTGTGAATTTTGCCTGTTTTGGATTTCTCAATATATGAAAGACCTAAATCGGTTATCACTATATTTTGATAATCGAAAACACTATTATATCTAATTAAATTATGCTCGTGTAGAAAATCAAGTGAATCAATATTTAATCCCGCGTCTTGGAGTGTATGAGCAGAAATAGTTTTGAGTTTGGATTGATTTTTATTGATAAACTTTAAAATTTTTAAACAATTTTTATTTAGCATTTTAGAAATTCCTTTTATAGGAGTGTACTACAAAATTTAACAAAAATCAATAGAAAGGAGGGAAAAATGAAAAAACAAGTAGACGCATTAGCTAATGCACGACACGCCATAGGCTTGTATTCAATCAGTGAAATGTGCGAAATATTTCCACGAGCCAATGGTAAACCTATGTCAAGACATACTGTTGACTTTCTAATCAATAGCGGTCAACTGAGATATGTGTCGCCAAATGGTCGTGATAGATATGTGTTCCTAGCTGAATACATAGAAGTTACAACAAATTATGCAAAGAAAAATTGCCGTCAAAATATGTTAGCGAATGATGACGGCAATCAATAAAAGTGAGTGCTTACAAAAAGACACTATATATAGTATAGCACACTAAACTTTAAAAAACAAGTGAAATTTGTAAAAAGGAGAAAATGTTTATGTCCGCTTTAGCAGAGATAAGAAAAAGTAAAGGGCTAACACAAAAACGACTTGGAGAGATATTAAATGTATCAAGCCAAGCAATCGCAAACTATGAGTGTGGGAAAAGAAAAAACCAGCTAGAATTTGCTCAAAAGTATGCACATGCTCTAAATATTACATTAGATGAGTTCGCTCGATTATTAAAGAATTCTACTTCTTAGGATAGCCATATTTGTGTTTTAAATATGTAACAAAATTAAATAATTCGTCTTGTAATGATTGGGGTACATTTCCAACGATATGAACATCAAAATCATTATTGAGCCGTTCTTCAAGTTTTGCATTGTCTCTTATAAAATTATCCCAAAATTTAGGGGGGAGAGACGAATTATCTGGATTACCAATAATTTCGTCGATGAGTACACCATACACATTGGCGAATTGCAGTAACATTGATGAAGTTATGTCTCGTTTACCATTTTCGTAATTAGCTATTGCCTGACTTGTTATATGTAGGCGTTCTCCAACTTCTCGTTGTGAAAGGCGTAAACGCTTTCTTATGGCTCTTAAATTGTTACCTAGATAAATTCTTAATTTAGCATTATCCATAATTACCTCAATATTATTCTAAAAAAATAAAAAAAAATTGCAACAAAATGTTGTAAATTAGTTGACATTTGAAATAAACTGTTGCAACATATAATCAATATGAAACACTTTGTTTCAAAACTGGAGGGAAAATGAAAAGCTTATTATGTCAATTATTTGAAATGGAAAGAGCGATTGGTGTATTAGTAGAAAAGAAAGATGACTACAAGACTTATTACAAAGGATATTTACAGGGGTTGCGAGAAGCAAGAATATTAATATTAAAAAATTTATTTATAAAGGAGAAATAAAAATGAAACACAGCGAAATTACATTTGAAGAATTTAAAGAGTGGTGCGATAAATTCCACTTAGACGATTGTAGGTATTGGTCATTAAAACTGTTTATGGAATTCAAAAAGTTAGAGGATAAAGCAAAAGAGGTTTCATATGTCATCTAGTTTAACTTTATACAATTTATCAAATGAGATGATAGACCTAATTAATCTTTTGGATGATGAAGATTCTTACGATGAGAATGGAGAATTAGACCCAGTAATTCAAGAACGCTTTGATATTGTATCTAAAGATTTTAATGAAAAAGCTATATCGTACAGTTGGGTTACTCAAATGTATGATAATGAACTTGATGCCATAGATAAAGAAATTCAAAGGTTAATGAAATTAAAAGATACGAAAAAAAGAGCAAAGAAACATGTAGAAAATTTCCTGGCTTCCACAATGGTAAGATTAAAAATTAACGAAGTCAAGACAGATACAAGGACTTTAAAGTTAAATAATTATCCAGTTGTGGATATAGTTGACCGTAGCAAGATTCCTACAGATTATCAAAAACCTAAGATAGATATAGAAATTAACAAAGCAAAAATCAAGGAAGACCTAAAGAAAGGAATAGTTGTCGAGGGGGCAAGACTCGTAGATAACTATCACATTAGAATCAAGTAGGAGTCGATATGAGAGACATAAGAAAAGTCCATACCATTGTTCAGAAAGTATTATCTGAAAATGAAGGTGCGAGAAAAAATGACAATAGCCTTATTATTGGAGTTTTAAAAGAAATAGGCATCGATACTAAAAGGCCACTTACGGAGATTTTAAAAGACTCAAATATACCAAGTTTCGAGAGTATTACTCGAACAAGAAGAAAGATACAAAAAGAAAACCCTAGTTTAAGGGACTGCACTATAGCTGAATATAGAGCAGAACAAGAAAAAATATATAGGGATTATGCGAGGGGATAGATGGATAATTTAGAACTTTATAACAAGGTAAGAGAAGTGCCCCAGAATGCCCAAAAAACAATCACTGGAGGGCGTTTAAATGGGAAGACGGATATTAACCCGATTTGGCGTGTAAAGTCTCTTACAGAGCAATTTGGCGTGTGTGGCGTTGGTTGGTACACAGAGATTGTTAATAAATGGTTAGATGAAGGAGCAGATGGAGAAATTATTGCGAATGTTGAAATCAAGTTATACATAAAAGTTGATGGAGAATGGAGCAAAGGAATTGTGGGTATTGGCGGAAGTATGTTTGTCGCAAAAGAAAAGCAAACGAACAAGTACACAAGTGATGAATGCTATAAGATGGCATATACTGACGCAATTAGTGTCGCTTGTAAGGCTTTAGGAATGGGGGCTGATGTGTATTGGGAAAAAGATAAAACAAAGTACGATAAACCACAAGTAGAGACAAAACAATTTCAATGTAGTGTTTGTGGTAAGCAAATAAGTGAAAAGTATTATACACAAAGCATTGAGAAATATGGACAACCAATATGTTCGAAAGAATGTTTAGAAAAGTTAGGAGGAACAAATGAATAATGTTCAATTAATTGGAAGATTAACAAAAGATACAGAATTAACAACTACACAGAATGGAATTAGTATTGTTAAATTTTCGCTAGCAGTAGATAGAAAATATAAAGATGCTAATGGAGATAAGATTACAGATTTCTTTAATTGCTCGGCTTTTAGAGGCTTGGCAGAGAACATAAACAAGTACTGCAGGAAAGGCTCAAAAGTATATCTATCAGGCGAACTACAAAATAGGCTCTGGCAAAAAGAAAATGGAGAGAAACAGTATTTTACTGAAATAGCAGTATCGGAATGCGAGTTTTTAGATAACAAGCCTCAAGGACAAGAAATAGAACTTATACCAGTCGAGGACGACTTACCATTTTAGGAGTAAATATGGAACTAGTAGATAAAGTATTTAGGTTGAATGACGAACTGACAGCCAGTATTCGCCGTTTGAAAGATAATGGCGTAAAGCTCGCCGAAGCTGAACGAGATTATAAAGTAAAATTATGCGAAACGGTATTACGCCTAAAAGACGAGGGACAGACCTCTACAAATATCAATCTTATGATATATGGGATGAAAGAGGTAGCAGACCTTAGATTTAAGCGAGATATTGCACAAACAATATACAACACTAATTTGGAGCATATCAACGGCACAAAACTACAACTGAGATTATTAGAGGCTCAAATTTCAAGGGAGTGGGGAAATGCGTAAAGAATTCATTTTTAGATACAAGAATAAGAACTACAATATGACACAGATATGCCACATATTAGACTCATTTAGCAATATCGAGACCGAGTTAGATAATTTAGAAATGGCAGTGTGTATTGAGTGCGGAAGAGTTCTAGATAAAGATATGATTTGTTGCGATCACAATAATTTTGAATTTCGTATTTGTAAAGACTGTTGTGAGGAGTGTCAAGAGGCTCGTAACTACAGCAATTGGGTAAATAGCCAAATTGATGGCATGAGAGGTAAGTAATGGTTATAGTCGAAGATACGCGAAATCAGATAACTAAGCATCATGCTAAACGTAAATGGTTTACCGAGCATGGAATAGAGTGTATACGTAGCAAATTGTATTGTGGCGATTACGCACTATTACATAATCAGACCCTTTGTATAGACACAAAAAAAGATTGGCTAGAGGTTGCTAGCAATATATGTGGAAAACAGCACGAGCGCTTTAGAAATGAATGTCTGCGTGCTAATAACGCAGGAATAAGGCTTATCATTCTAGTTGAGGAAGAATGCCCAGTCATAGAGTGGAAATGCCCAACAAATCGTAAGGGTATTACACTAAGTAAAGTTAATCCACAAATACTTGAAAAAGCAATGAGAACAATGTCAAAACGATACAATATCACATTTATTCATTGTGATAAAAAGCATACTGCTGAAGTAATTTATAAGATTTTAAGTGAGGTTTATTATGGGAATAATTAGAGAAAGTTTCATCATTTATAGCGAATGGGATAGAGCAATAAGAACTGCGCCAGACGATGTGCAGTTAGAACTTTATCACGCAGTGATGGACTTTGCTCAAACTGGAGTTAAGCCAAGTGGATTGTCATGGCAAGCCGAAATGTTGATGACCTCTATTGAAACAAACATGAAAAAGGTTATTGAAAAGTATCAGGCAAGTATCGAGAATGGCAAAAAAGGTGGTAGACCAGCGAAAAATACGGAACCTAGCGAAACCCAACAGGCTTTGAGTGAAACCGAAGAAAACCCAACGAAACCTAGCAATAACCTAGAAAAACCCAACGAAACCCAACAAAACCTAGACGAACCTAACCCTAACCTTAATGTATATGTATATGATAATGTATGTGACTATGTTATTAAGTTAGTTAATA